TATAAATTGTTTCTTCTATTAGGAACACCAGACGATTACTCGTCTGGTTTTATTGATCCAATTTTTGTTGATTGTATCAAAGAAGGAGTTATTCCTATACTACCAAAAGAGCATAGATGGTATCATGCTATTTTTCAGGGTCTAGTAATACAAAATGAAATAGAGGATATTAAGCATTGTGTAAACCTTTCCGATAGTGCTAGTTTTGGTATGGTATATGGAATACTTAGAAATATAAAGAAATACCATACTGAAATGACATCTAAATATGTCATGGAAAGAATTTTTAAACATTTTAATAAAATATGAAATCTGATATTATAGAGTTGCCATATCAAGTGGTTAGAAGTAATGAAAGACCATTAGTGCTTGTCATAACACCCTTATATTCTAGAGATGTAGATGGTGTGCGTGTAATAGATAAGATATCTAAGAAAACCAAAATATCTATAAAACGTAATACTACTCCTATGTTGTGGATTGCTTGGGAGGGTGAGGGTAATGTGGCTAAGAATACCCAAGACTGTTATGATTATGTAAAAAGAGTGTTTAGTACAGACTTTAAAACTCTAAAATATATAATCAAAATTGATAATGATATAGACGCATCTAGATGTATGATAGATAAGATGTATCAAAATCTTGAAAGAACAAGAGCGGGTGTAGGATATACGTATTGTTCTTTTAAATATGAGGGTGCTGTTAATGTAGAATTTAATGCCGCTGCATTTGATGTTAAGAAATTGTTGCAGTGTAATTATATCAGTAGTAACTCCATGATTAAAATACCTGTATTAGATGAGGTGGGAGGATTTGTAACCGATGATAAGTATAAGAGGTTACTTGATTGGGCAATGTGGTTAAAGTTGCTTAAACATACTTATTTAGGGGTTCCTACTTATGATGTATCATTTATTGCTAAAGCTTCAGCTGAGAGTGTATCAGCCCAAGGTTCGGAGGATTATATTTTAAAACATCAAAGAGTATATGAAGATTTTGTTAAAGATATTCTGAAAGGTGTGTAAGAAGATTTAACAACATTTACGATTAAGCCCAATCCCTTTATTATAGGGGGTTGGGCTTTTTTTATTATGTTGTTAAAAATAAATTTGGAGATCTCGTATAAATAAGAGTAGAAAATATAAAGAAATAAAAAATATAAGGAAATATAAAATGGGGAAAAGTTCTAAAGGTGGAGAGTTTGAAAGAGATATTAGTCGCCTATTAACAAAATGGATGTGTTGGGTGTAAAAATAAATTACAAGATAAGGATGATGAGATATGAAAGATAATATATGTGTTGTGTGTAAAAAAGAGGTTGAGGCTCATGAATTATGGAAAGCAAGAGAAGGATGCACAGAAAAATGTAGATTGATATTTCATAAAAAAAGAGAACAATCTTTTAAAATAAAAAACTATAAGAAAATTATTAAAGCATATTTTAAAAATATTAAGAATAAATTTATTGAATTTACTAAAGCTTTTACAATAAAACCAATACCATATCGTGATTATATTCCATCAGAAGTGTCAGATTTATCAAAAAGAGTTTCTTCTAGAAAATGGAGTAATTTATGTGGTATTACTAAAACAGGATCTATAGGTAGTGGAAATATAGAGATAGATGGAAAAATAATAAAAACCAGAGGACATGTCTGGTATGAGGGATAATTTTTTATAAATACTATATAGCACGACATGTTAGATAAGGAGGTTGATATGTTTGTATATATGGTAACAAATATAGTAAATGGTAAAAGATATATTGGTAAGACCGTCAGAGAAAAAGTAAAAATTAGAAAAAGAGAGCACTATACCGCCGCTAGAAGAGGTGTTAATACATTATTCTGTAAGGCAATTAGAAAGTATGGTGAATATAATTTCAAATGGGATGTGTTATTTACTGGTACTTTACATTCAGAACTTCTTAAAAAAGAAATTGAATATATAAAAGAATATAATACATATTGTGATATAGGTCATGGCTATAATATGACACAAGGTGGTGAAGGGTGTATATGTCCTACAAAAAGAACCAGAGATAAAATGAAACAAAACCAAATAGGGGATAAAAATTCTTTTTATGGTCACAAGCATAGTAAAAAGTCAATAATGACGATGGGTCATCCTAAAGGAAAACATCCATTTAAAGGAATGAAACATACTACAGAAACAAAAACTAAAATAAGCAACACTTTAAAGGGTAGGATAGTTCCAGAAGATGTTAAAACTAAAATAAGCAACACTTTAAAGGGCAGGGTATTTTCAGAAGACACTATACAAAAATTTAGAGATGCTAATAGAGGGGAAAACAACCCAATGTTTGGTCATGAATATACAAAAGAAGAATTAGAGAGTAGAAGTAAAAAAAAGTACATGGTGACTCATATCAATGGTACAAAAGAAATTGTAAAAGTTTTGTCATTATGGTGTAAAGAAAATAACATTAATTATGGTTATTTTTGTAATAGATATAAGAATAATGGTAAATTCTATAAGGGGTCATATAAATTGGATGGTATAAAAGATGAGTAAAAGTTCAAAAGGAGGTGCCTACGAGCGTGAAATAAGTCGCCTATTAACAAAATGGTTAACTGGTACTGAAAAACCATATGTATATTACAGAACACCATCAAGTGGTGCAATGCTTACTATTCATGGTGATATGAATATGTCAGGTGATATTATAGCAGTTAGACCAGAAGGTGAGTGGTTTACGACATTATATAGTGTTGAATTAAAAAATGGGTATCCTAACACATCATTAGATTTGTTCTTCAAATATAATAAGGCCGACCATATTAAAGCATTCTGGGAGCAATGTGTTCGTGATGCTGATATGTCCGATAAACGTCCAATGTTGATTTATAAGAAGAAAGGACTATCAACACAGTGGTTAGGGGTAGATAGTGATATATATAAAGATATCCTAAAAGATATTAGATGTATATCAATGACTTGGGGTAAAGAAGATAATTTACCACAATTATATCTATATGAAATGAAAGAATTTTTTGAACGAGTAACCCCATCAATAATGAGGGATTTATTATGCATTTAACCCTTGATTTAGAAGAATTAAACATATTTGTGATGTTATATATAAAGTCTATCATTACAAATGAGCTTGATTATAAAAAAGGTATTTTTAAAAGTATTAAAGAGTCTGGAAATTCGGAGGCCATTCTATTATATGAAGATAGAGAGTTGAATATAAAGAATGGAAAATGGGATAGCTCAAGAGATATTATATTTAATGATCAAATTCACACACTACTACCAAGCATTAATATTAAATCTTTAAATGAGTTCGATGATTTTATAGGTATTATAAATGATAGAAATCTATCAACTTGGTTGTTACAGAGATTTTACAGACAAAGCCCAAAAATGAGACTATATATAAAAAGATTTATTGATAAAATAGAAGGTAGTAATGATACCACGATAAGGATTATTTTATGAGCAAAATTACTATCGATAGAGATGAATTTGTTTATTTGGTTATGTCTTTTTTACTGGATAATATTCTTCATGAAGATGAGATGATAATCGATAATGAAGATTGGAAATTCATTATGGAGAAGATCAAATTGGGAGGTCTTAAAGCACATTTGATGCAAGCTTATGTACGTATGGACACTGAAAGAAGAGTAGACTATAAAAGAATAAAAAAAGTATTCTATGAAGAGAGCAAAACACAATATGTTATAGGTATAAATGGAACACCAGATCTAAAAGAAGATACTTTATACAAATATAAAATGAAGGATATGATAAGAGAGGTGGTTAGACTTATCATGAAGGAAAAAGAAAAGACTGGATTTACCGTAAGTAGTGAAAAAGTGGATAGAATGGTGGAAGAAGTAGTTAAAAAACAACAACAATTTGAGGAATAAAAATGGCAGGAGAATTTACACAAGGTAGAAGTCATGAGACTATTGCGGCATTGGATAAAGAGCAAGCAGTAGACGCACCAGTAGATAACAAATTTGAAACTGATGTTCCAGAAGTTAAAGCAGATGCACAGGTTAAAGTAGGGACTGAGGTATATCCGGTTTTTGATGTAGACTCAGAGGCTTTTAATCAGAACATGATGCATGGCAGAAAAAGAATCAGGTTTAAGACTGGAACACCAGCAGCTGAGTATATGAGAGCTAGTAGGTACAATAGACCTTTCTATATTAGAAATACAGATGCCAGAGGTCAGAAGTTCACTCGTAGAATAAAATGATCACAAATTATAGTTAGGCATTCATTGTCTAAAATATAATATATGTCAAGAAAAATAACTACCTATGACCAGCTAGATAGTTTTCATATTACCAGAAATGGCAATATATCAACAAAAGATGGTATAATTATAGAATTTGAAGATAATTGTAGTGTATGTGGTGAGTTATATTATATGAGACAAAAAAGAGATAGTCTAATATGCTCTTTAGATTGTAAAAAGAATATAGAAGATAAAGAAATGATAAATTTATTATCTATTGATGGTTATAAAGTATTGGGCCTATATTCTAAAAACAAGAGAAGATATGCAAAAATGATATGTCCTTTTGGACATATCAATAACATTATGGCTTTTAATTTTAAAAATGGTCATAGATGTAAAAAATGTGCATATACTGGTAATAAAAATAGCCATTGGAAAGGCGGTGTGGTTACTCGTAACATTCCATTATATAATACATATTATAAACAGTTGGATACATATGAAGAAGTTAGAAGATCATCAATAGATGAAAACATATTAGAAGTAAGATGTACATATTGTAATAAATGGTATATACCAAAAAGAACATCTGTTAGAAGTAGGATACAAAATATAAAAGGAAATATTAATTATAGATCTGAAAATAGATTTTATTGCTCTGATGAATGTAAGGGTAATTGTGATTTATTCAATCAAAAACTATTTCCTAAAAGTTTTTTAAATCCTAGAAGTATAACAAGAGAAGTACAACCACAATTAAGAAAGATGGTTTTAGAAAGAGATAATTGGACATGTCAGAAGTGTAACGAAGTATCAAATCTTCACTGTCATCATATAGACCCTGTAATAAATAACCCAATTTAGTCATGTGATATAGACAATTGTATAACACTATGTAAAAAATGTCATAAGGCAGTACATAAACAAGAAGGATGTAAATATAATCAACTAATATGTAAATAATTTTTGTATTAATATATCTATAAAATTTAACTTTTTAGATATAGATTAAATTTTATATAAATAATAGTAACAAAACAAATTATACTTTTTTCAGGAGGAAAAATTTATGGATCTTACCAAAGTATTAGAAATGCTTCAAGCTAATAAACTTGAAGAATCTGCTCAAGCAGAGATTAAAAACAAACTTGAAACCATTATAGAGTCAAAAGCTCAATCACTGGTTGCTGAAAGAATTGAAAAAGAACTAGAAGCCGCGAAAGATGCTTTAACAGAAGAGCTTGAAAGTAAGTTTGAAACTTATAAAGATGAGGTTACTAGCAAATTCTCAAATTTTGTAGATTCTATCCTTGACGAGGAAGTTAAAATTCCTGAGAAAGTTGTAGAATATGCCAAACTTGGCGAATTATATCATGATCTTATTGAGCAATTCAAAATTCGTCTTGCTATTGACGAGGGTGCTCTTAATAATGAAGTTCAAAGTCTTCTTAAAGAAGCTAAGAATGAGATTATTAAACTTAAAGAAGACTGCAACAAGTCTACTAAAAAAGTTCTTACTCTTGAACAAGATGCTCAAGAAATGGCTGCTCATATCTATCTTCGTAAGAAATGTGACGGACTTACCGAATCACAAAAAAGTCATGTTATCAGTATTCTAGGTGATGAGACTGTTAAAGAAAGCATTGATAAGAAATTCGGATTTATTATCGAATCTATGGACATCAAAAAAATTACTGAAGAAGATGAGCCTAAAGATGATAAGGGTGATGTAAGTTCTTATACATGTGAGAAGTGTGGGGCATCTGCTGAGATTAAAGAAGGTGATGATCTTACTTGTCCTGAATGCGGCGAAAAGATGACATTGACTGAAAAGAAAGGCGGTAAAAAGGTTGAAGAAGGTAAAGGTCATGTTGAAGTAGGACATACTAAATCTGAAAAACCTAAAATGAATGAAGGGACAGGTCTTTCACCTTGGGAACTTCAAAAGAAGCAATGGATTGAACTTAATAAAAGGAACTAGGAGGAATAATATAATGGATAAAAGTAATAAAAACTATATTAATGGTATAGTTGATTTTTGGAAAGATGTACTTGATGAGGGAGCTACTTACAAATCTGAGAAGATTCGTAGAGCGACCGCTATCATGTTAAACAATGAGGCTACCCATCTTAATGGTGGTGTAGATATTAGTGAAGCAGTTGCTATTGGTGCTAATAGTATCGGTACTGCTGCTGGTGTTGGTACTGGTTATGGTACTCCTGGCACTATCGGATCTGGTGAGTTTCATAAAATCGCCATTCCTATGGTTCGTAGAACCTTTCCTGAGTTGATTGCTCATGATATCGTAGGTGTTCAACCGCTGACTGGCCCTGTTGGTCTTGCGTTTGCACTTCGTTTTCGTGGTTCTTCAACTTATGATGCTGGTGCTGAAAGCACAACCAATCCTGTAAACAAAGATAGTTACGGTAATACCATAACTAACGAGATTGGGTATAACGCTGTAAATCCTTACTACTCTGGTGATGATGTAAGAAATCAGACTCTCTCTGCTGCTGCTGGCGAGGCTCTTGGTTCTGATGCTACAGTAGCCAATCGTGGCCTTGGTATCGGTACTAACCAAGAGATTGCTGAACTTAGCATGACAATTGAGAAAGCGCAAGTAGAAGCTAAGACCCGTAAGCTTAGAAGTCGTTGGTCAATGGAAGTTGCCCAGGATCTTAAAGCTATGCACGGTCTGAATCTTGAAGAAGAAATGATGGACGTTCTTGCTTACGAAATTACCGCTGAGATTGATAGGGAGCTTATTGCTAAAATTCGTTCTCTTTGTACAGTTGGTAATGGCAACGTAACTACTCTTGATTTCAATTCTTGGGGTTCTTCTGGTGCTGATTTCAACGGTAGATGGGAAGCAGAGGTTTATCGTAACCTTTACAACTATGTAATCCGTAAAACCAACCGTATTGCAGTAACTACCCGTAGAGGCGCAGGTAACTACGCTGTTTGTTCTCCGAATATGGTAGCTGCTCTTGAAGCAACCAGTGCTTTCACTATCGCTCCTGTATCAACAGATATTAACTCTGGTGTTACTGGTGTGAGTCGTGTAGGTTCTCTTGATGGTAGATTGAACGTTTATCGTGATACCTTCCATACTACCGCTAATGATTCTATCCTTATCGGTTACAAAGGGCCTTCTGAGTATGACACTGGTGTTGTTTATCTTCCATACATTCAGTTGATGGCAAGTAAAGCAACTTACGAAGATTCATTCCAACCTACCGTTGGTCTGATGAGTCGTTATGCCATCCATGAACACATGTTTGGTTCTCAAAATTTCTATCAGACAATAGTCGTAAATAATTTCGATTAATAGATAGAAACTAAACCTGTAGTATAAAACCCCTTGGCTTAATTGTCAAGGGGTTTTTTAATGTCTTGACATTAAACATATAATCTAATATAATACTATTATGGTTATATCATGGGAAAATATAGATAATTATAGGATAACTAAAGGAAGAACAGGATATACTATCTTTAGACGAATAGATGGTAAATGTAAACAGGATAGTTTTATATTGATTGAATCTTGTATAATATGTGGCGATCCATATTTTATCAAGAAACAACATATGAAAAGTATCAATACATGCAGCAACCATTGTTCTAATATGGGAATTGGTAATCCTGTATGGAAGGGTGGTATAACTAAAAGTAATATACCATCATTTGATACATATAATAATCAAATATCATTATATGAAAAAACACGTAGATCTCATAATAACAGAGAGATATTAGAGGTTGTATGTCATCATTGCAAGTGTTGGTTTGTACCAAAAACAACAGATGTAAGACGTAGAATTCAATCTATAACAAATATATCTAAAGGGGGTCAGAATTTATATTGTTCTGATGAATGTAAAAATAATTGTTCTATATATGGACAGAAAAAACATCCAAGAGATTTCAATATAAATATTAATAATAGTAGAGAAGTACAACCCCAATTAAGAAAACTAGTTTTAGAAAGAGACAATTGGACATGTAAAAAATGTGGTGATTCTTACACTCAATTACACTGTCATCACTACGAAGGTGTAGAACTTAACCCTATCGAGTCTGCTGATGTTGATAATTGTATTACATTGTGTAAAAAATGTCATAATGCTGTTCATAAGCATTGCGACATGAGAAGGAATAAATGTTGATAATTATACTACATCCCAAGTATATTTTTAATAACATCAGCAACTTCATTCTTGCCATTCTTTCTGCCTAATTCATAGATGCTATGAAGAAGAATTACATCAGCCATATTCACTGGTCTTGTGAAAAATACAAACTTAGCAATACCCTCAACTTGTATGCTCTTCTCAAACAGGTTGTAAGTTCTGCCATCAAGTTGCACTGATTTATGACTTGCCATTGGTAAATCTCCTTATTAGTATTCCATTGTTAACCTTTGATGTTGATAGGGTAAAGGCGAATAAGTAAATCTCTTAACTGCCTTGCTTCACCATCTATCAGCGTTACAATCACTTCTTTTTCAAACTCCCTGTTTTCCACTCCGATTTCGACACCTTCACGGAATGGTTCCCCTTGGTTTGAATATCTTACAATAAAATTGTCGTTGCTGTCATCACACAATAGTCTTAACGATAAACGGGTGTCTCTTTTTG